GAATATGGACGATACCCAATTACTTATGAATGGGTTTATGAGAATGGCAGTAGATAATGCTGCTCTATCTTCAAACCTACTCATTGAAGTAGACGAAACGAATTTAGTTCCAGGACAAGACTTATCGGTATACCCTGGCAAAATATTTAGAAGACAAGCAGGAGCACCAGGACAAGCAATTTTTGGAACTAAGTTCCCTAATGTAACTCAAGAGTGTTTGCTTATGTTTGATAAAGCAAGACAACTCGCAGATGAGAGTACAGGTATGCCTAGTTATGCTCATGGTATGACAGGCGTAATGTCAGTAGGGAGAACTGCATCAGGTATGTCTATGTTGATGGGGGCTGCTGCACAAAACATAAAAGCAGTCGTTAGAAATATAGATGACTACCTATTATCACCTCTAGGTAAATCTTTATTCGCATTTAATATGCAGTTCAATTTCGACAAAGAACTTCTAGGCGATTTAGAAGTAAATGCTAGAGGTACTGAAAGTCTTATGAGGAATGAAATAAGATCTCAAAGACTAATTCAATTTATGCAAATGTCAGCTAATCCAGCAATGGCTCCATTCGTTAAGTATGATTACATACTTAGAGAGTTAGCATCATCGATGGATTTAGATGAAGACAAGATTTTAAACGACCCTAGAGAAGCAGCAATACAAGCTAAGATGATGGCTGAGTTAGCTGAATTGATGGGGCCACCACCAGGTCAAGAAGCACCTCAACCACCGACAGGTGGTGGTGCACCTAGCGTAGAAGATCCTACAGGAACAGGTGGGGGCAACATAGCTCCAGGGGCTGCACCAGAACCAGGTAATCCTGGATTCACAGGAGCAGGTGGGGGAGATAACACACCACAAGAGCCACAAGGTTAATGGACGAAAAACAAGCTAGAGAGATAGTACTTCTCGTAAACGATCCTGAAATGTACCCTCTACTCGTAAGGTACGCAGAACAAAGACTTGAGATACTTAGAGGGTATCTTGAGAACGAAAAGAACTTACAAAAAGTTTCTGAGCTTCAAGGAGCTATCGCTGAGATAAAGCGAATATTTACTTTAAAAGATGAGGTTAGAGGGGAACTCGACAAAAGCAAGTAATGGATCAAAAGAAGATAAAAGAAATATTAGAAAGTAATGCTACTAAAAATTTCGTGCAAAGAATTTTAAATCCTGAGATTGCTCCTACTCCACTTGATGTAGACGGACAAAAACAAACTCATTTTATGAGAGCTGAGTATCTAGGAAAAGAAGACACGATACCAGCAGTTTTCCCAACAGTTATAGAACGAGAGGGGGAGCTTTTTAAGTTTGAAGACTTAGAAGAAGCAAAAGATCATGCTCGTAACACAGGCGAGTATATAGAGTTTAAAAGCATTGAAGAAGCTGATTTATTTTCACGAGAATACAAAGGCGATACTCAATCTGATTTTAACCAATTTTATAGTCCTGAAGAACCAGGACTTATGAATGGGGGAGTAATGAATAACAAAAAATTAAAACCAATTCCTGAAAATAATAAAGGACTATCTAAATTACCAAAAGAGGTAAGAAACAAAATGGGGTATCTCTATCATGGTGGTATGATGGGTATGATGCCTGAAATGGTTGTAGGCTACGATGAAGAGTCAGGTAATCCTATTCCCCCAGGATCAGACGCTATGAATGTTCGTGATGATATACCTGCTGCACTATCCGAAGGTGAGCTAGTAATACCAGCAGATGTAGTTCGTTATCATGGGCTAAAGACTTACGAAGATATGCGTATCGAAGCCAAGATGGGTTTGATGGCAATGAAGGCTGAAGGGCAAATAGTAGACATAGATGAAGAGGAAGAAGAATCCTATGACGAAGATTCTGAACATACTATGGATCCAACTAGCCATGTTAAAAAGAATGAAGATACAGGTATGTATTGTGTCTACGATGTAGATGGTAAGAAAGTTAAAGAATTTAAAACTAAGAAAGAAGCAGACGATTACGCCAAGAAAAATCATGATGAATTGATGGCAACAGAAAAAGTCGAAGAAGCTGAAGTCGAAGTAGAAGAAGAAGGCATGGAACTCAAAGAAGATTCCGAAGGTGTTGAAGCCTATCCTTCAAAAGAAAATGACGAAATCGACATGATGGAGATTGGCGATAAGTCAGTAGTTAAATTATTTATTAAAGGTTTAATGGGAAGATAAATGGCTAGGCAAGGGCATGAGTTTGTAGACAGTCAGAACGTAGCAAGAGAAAAGCTACGCAAAGAATATGTCAGCAAGAAATGGCATGGGGGAAAAGGAAGTTCCCCACGCCCAGGTTATTATTCCCAACAATACAAAGATAATTACGACAAAATCTTTGGAAAAAAAGACAAATAAGAATTTTGCAGAATGGCTACCTGCTTAACCCTCGTATTTTTACGAGCTACTTAACAGCCCCATAAGGAGTAAAATTATTATGGCAAAATATCAAGGTGCTTATCGACAAGAGTTAGATAAGGAAGACGAAAATCCTGTTGTAGAACAGGAACAACAACAAGAAGCAGCAAATGAAAATGCTGCCCCTCTAAACGCTGAAGAGGAAACTTTTAAAAAGCGTTACGGAGATTTGCGTAGACATTCTCAAGGTATTAAACAGAAATACGAAGATGAACTTGCAAAACTTCAGGGTCAATTAGCAGATGCTACTAAAGCCCAAATTAAGTTTCCTAAAACAGAAGAGGAAATAGATGCCTGGTCAAAACGCTACCCTGATGTAGCAGCAGTCATCGACACTATTGCGAAGAAAAGATCTCTGGAAGTTCTTGAGATTGGCGAACAGAAAATGGAAAGGTTGAAAAACCTTGAAGATACAATCGTCAGAGAAAGAGCTGAAAACGAGTTGATGCAACTCCACCCAGATTTCGATGATATTCGACAAGATAAAAAGTTTCACGAATGGGTGGCTAGACAGCCTAAACCTATTCAAGATTCTCTTTATACGAATACTACAGACGCAAGATCAGCAGCAAGATCCATTGACCTGTATAAAGCAGACATGGGAGTGGCTAAAACTAAAAAGCCAAGTAGAAAAGATGCTGCTAAATCTGTAGGGCGTTCTACTAAAACTTCACCTCAAGAAGGACTTAAAATGAAGTTTACAGAAAGCCAAGTTTCTAAAATGAACTCAAGAGAGTACGAAGCTAATGAAGACGCTATTTTAGAAGCAATCCGTAAAGGAGAATTTGAATACGACTTAACAGGTGCTGCTAGATAATCTCTAGTAGTACTTGCTAATTCACTTATATTCTGTTATATATAAGTGGACAGATCTATCGCTTGAATAGATCAACCCAAAGTATAAATCGAGCCGATTTTCAATCCTACCTCATGTACTTTGTATACACAGGAAATTGCAAGAAAGACTACCTTACCATTAGACCCACTTAATTATTTAAGTGTCACTCTAAACAGGTGAAGCCCTTTTGCGTGTGTTTTCTTGATGTCTAAAGTATGGGCCTTTGGTTCATATTTATTGTTATTTCAATTTATATAGGAGAAACGAAATGGCATTTAGTTCAGCAAGTGGATACAGCAACTTACCGAATGGTAATTTTTCGCCTGTAATCTACTCACAGAAAGTCCAAAAAACATTTAGGAAACTAAGTGTTGTAGAGGACATCACTAACACCGATTATTTCGGTGAGATTTCTGACTATGGTGACTCTGTAAAGATCATCAAAGAACCAGAAATTACTGTGAACTCATACGAGAGAGGTACTTCGGTAGCTGCTCAAGATTTGAGTGACGCAGATTTTACAATGGTAATCAACCAAGCTAACTACTTTATGTTCAAAGTAGATGACATTGAAAGTCAACATTCTCATGTTAACTTCATGGATCTAGCGACAGATAGAGCAGCTTATAAAATCAAAGATAAGTTTGACCAAGAAGTTCTTGGACACCTTTCAGGTTTTACAGGTTCTGCTGGTTCTTTCGCTGAGAGAACATCTCTTGAAACAGGTAGTACAAAAGCAAACTCAGGTGCAGGTAATGATGAACTTCTAGCTGCTAACAAATTGGACATCACCGACTTTGGTGGTTCTGATATTGGTGGCGATTCTAGTCTTACATCTATCCCTGTGGACGCTACAGGTACTGTAGCTTCACCTCTTGATATTCTTAACAGAATGGCAAGACTACTTGACGCTGCTGATGTTCCTTCCGATGGAAGATGGTTCGTGGCTGATCCTGTATTCTGGGAAATCCTAATGGACGAAAACAGCAAATTTATCTCTAACGATTTCGCTGGAGGTCAAGATGCTGGTGACATTCTTAGGAATGGTAAAGCTACCACAAGTATGATTAGAGGTTTTAGAGTTTATAAGTCTAATAACCTTCCTTACTTGGGTACAGGCCCAGGAACAGTAGCAACTGCTGGTTCAGAAACTAACTTCGGAGTTCTTGTCGCAGGACACGACTCTGCTGTAGCGACTGCACAGCAACTTAGCAAAACTGAGTCTTACAGAGACACAGCTTCTTTCGCAGACATTGTGAGAGGGTTGCAACTCTATGGAAGAAAAATCCTAAGACCAGAATCTATTGTTACTGCTCAGTACAATAAGTACAGCTAATATTTTAGCACTTTGGGGTAGCTCCTTTTTAGGGGCTACACCCATTTTTCTATTTTCGGATTTTTAATTGTGGCAACAACTTTTCAAGATTTAACAAACAAAGTTCTAAGACGCTTAAATGAGGTAGAGATAACTTCCTCAGACTTCGCAAGTGCCACAGGCGTACAAGCATTAGCTAAAGACGCTGTAAGAGATTCTATAGGTAAAATAAACCAAGCAGAATTTGAATGGCCTTTTAATTCAGCAGAACATACACAAGTTCTGTCTGTTGGTCAGGAAGAATATACTTGGCCTACTTTTTTTAAAGTAGCTGAATGGAATAGTTTTCAGATTGTCAAAGATGAAAGTCTTGGTGTTGATTCACAACAGCTAAGATTTATTGAACGAGATGTCTGGTATAGAGAGTTTCGTGATCTTGACGATAATGCAGGAACATCAGGTATAGGTGCTCCTGTTTATGTATTCCCTTCAAGTGGTAATGGCTATGGAGTTAGCCCAAGTCCAGATAAAGCCTACACAATTAAGTTTAGGTATTATCAAACACATACAGATCTAAATTTGTTTAGTGATACTACTTTAGTTCCTTCAAATCATGATGCTGTTATTGTTGATGGAGCACTCTTCTATATGTACCTGTTCAAGGACAACATGGAAGCTGCTCAAATATCTGCTGGTGCTTTTCAACAAGGCATAAAAGAAATGCAGACAATACACATCAACAAATATGAAAGTGTAAGAGATAGACGAGTTAGGTTCTAATGGCTGATCGTGTCCAATCCTACAAAGTAATATGTAGTGGGGGATTAAACAGCAACGAAAACCATTTGGATCTTGCTGAAAATTACCCTGGAGTAGCAACTCGTTTAGTTAATTATGAGGTATCTGATTATGGTGGATACCGAAGAATTGAAGGGTATGATGAATACGACACTACCTACGGAGAAGTAGGAGTTGGCGTAGCAGAAGGCAAAGTTTTAGGTGTTTTCTTATTTAAAGATAGCACCACGCAACAAGACATGATTCTTGCTGCAAGGAAAGACCAAGGGGCAAATACTTTTAAGTTTTATAAGTATGTTTTTGGTGCAGGTTGGGTAGCTCAAACAACAGGAATTACTCACCACACTACTAAGAACACCTTAACAGTAGAAAAGATTAGGCATACTAAGTTTAATTTTGGTTCTGGTAATAACATAGTATTTGTAGATGGAGTTAACTTCCCTGTAGTTTTTAATGGTACTACTTGGTACGAACTTCAGGAAAGCAACTCAGGTGGTACAAGTTCTCCAGGTGGAGTAATGTCTTTAGACGCTCCTTCTGTTGTAGAAGTTTTTGAGAACCACTTATTCTTTGGTGGAGATAGAACAGAACTTTCAACTGTAGCTTTCTCTGCTCCTAATGATCCATTTACCTGGACAGCAGCAGCAGGGGCAGGGCAAACAAAAGTAGGTTTTGATTTAGTTAATTTCAAACCTTTTAGAGATGACTTATTTTTATTCGGTTCAAACTCTATAAAAAAATTAACTGCTGATGTTTCTTCTGGATTTAATCTAGGACAGGTAACAGCGAATGTTGGCTGTATTGCTAAAGATTCAATCTTAGAGATAGGTGGAGATTTAGTATTCTTAGCACCTGACGGACTAAGACCTGTAGCTGGAACATCAAGAATTGGTGATGTTGAATTAGAAACAATATCAAAACCAATTCAATTAATCTTAAGCTCATTAGCTTCTGATTTCGACTTAGATACTTTAAATGGCTTAGTCATAAGATCTAAGTCCCAACTAAGATATTTTATTGGTGATGATAGTACAGCAGTCATAGATAGTTTTGGAATTGTCGGTGGACTGAGAACTTCAGATCAAAGGATAGGTTGGGAGTTTGGGGAGCTATTAGGTATAAGAGCTTCGTGTTGCACATCAGGATATGTAGGAACAACAGAGATCGTTCTACATGGTGATTATGATGGCAAAGTCTACAAGCAAGAGAATGGTAAGACTTTCAATGGCAACGACATCGTAGGCATATATACCACCCCATATTTTGACTTTGGAGATACTGAAGTCAGGAAGACGCTTAGAAAAATTAATACTTTTATTAGAGCTGAAGGCCCTTTCACAATGAACTTAGCTGTAACTTACGATTGGGACGATCCTAATACAGCAGTTCCAAGTTCTTACTCAGAAGAATCTAAAGGAGCACCAGTTCGATATAAAGGTACGAATATTAATTATGCTGGAACTAACATTAACTATGGGGGAAACGACAAACCAATCATGGTAACAAATGTTCAAGGATCAGGTTTTGCAGCACAAGTTACTTATGTGACTGTTGGGCAATTCGACCCCTACTCCATTCAAGGAATAGTTTTTGAGTTCACAGCAGCAGGGAGAAAATAATAGATGGCAGGTTATACCAGACAATCAGTAGCTAGTATCATTAATGGTGCTAATATTACTGCTCCACCTCTAAATGCAGAGTTTAACCAACTACTTGCTGCATTTTCTGGTTCTACAGGGCATACACATACAGGTGGTACAGGCGATGCTCCACCAATTCCACTAGCAACTTCAGTAAGTGGTTACTTGCTTCCTGCCAATGGTGGTGTAGGGGGTAAGAATAGTAATGCTCAATCTACAAACCCTGTCGTAGGAGATGATAACGCAGATGGTTATGCTCCAGGTTCTATATGGTTAAACGGAACTAACAACAGACTTTTTGTTAACTTAAACAACTCTACAGGAGCAGCAGTTTGGGGAGAATATCTTTTAAACAATGCTTCTAACCAAGTATTACCTCATACAGATGATACTGTTGATTTAGGTTCATCAACAAAACAATTTAAAGATTTATATTTAGATGGAACAGCGTATGTAGATAGTCTTAACGCTGATGCTGCTACTATTGGTGGAACGCTTGGAGTTACAGGTGCAATCACTTTCTCATCAACAGCAGCTATCACAGGAAACACAACAGTAGGTGGTACTCTAGGTGTTACAGGAGCTACTACACTTTCAGACAATTTAAGTGTCTCTGGAAATACTACAGTCTCAGGAAATACATCACTAAATGGCAACACTACAGTAGGTAATGCTGCTTCAGATACAGTTACTTTTACAAGTCAGGTTGCTAGTGATTTCATTCCTTCTACTGACGGAACTCATGATCTAGGTAGTTCAACTAAAGAATGGCAAGATCTATACATTGATGGAACTGCAAACATTGATAGCTTGGTTGCTGATACAGCCGACATTGATGGTGGTTCTATTGATGGAACAGTTATTGGTGGTAGCGTACAATCGAGTGGGCAATTTAGCTCGGTCACATCAACTAACCTAACAGCTTCAGGTGCAATTTCTTTTGCATCAGCTACAATTTCAAATCTAGGTACAGTCACTACTGCTAATATAGATGGGGGGACTATTGATGGCGTAACACTCGGAGTCAATTCCCCCATCACCAACGCTCAAGTTGATAATATTAATATCAATGGGTCAGCAATTACTTCAACAAATACTAATGGTAATATTGCGATAACACCTAATGGTTCAGGTGAAGTCGATATATCTAAAGTAGATATTGATTCAGGTACAATCGACAATACTGCTATTGGTTCTTCAACAGCATCTTCAGGTGCATTTACTACAGTCACAACTTCAGGACAGGCTACATTAGCTTCTGCTGATATTAATGGTGGTACTGTAGATGGTGCTGTTATAGGTGGTTCTTCTCCTCAAGCAATTACAGGTACAACGATTACTGCGAACACAGGTTTCGTAGGGGGAGTTACAGGAAATGTCACAGGTAACTTAACAGGTAATGTTACTGGTAATGTGACAGGAGATCTTACAGGAGATGTGACAGGTAATATTACTGCATCTTCAGGAACTTCTACAGTTAATAACTTAGTCGTAAATGGAACTGCTAACTTTACTAACACTCCACTTACAAACATTTCTGATCCTTCAAGTGCTCAAGACGCTGCTACTAAAAACTATGTAGATACTCAGGTTGCAGGTTTAGTAGACTCTGCTCCTGGTACATTAGATACACTTAATGAACTAGCTGCTGCTCTTGGAGATGACCCTGATTTCGCTACAACAATTACAAATGAAATAGCTACCAAACTTCCACTAGCAGGTGGAACGATGAGTGGTGCTATTGCTATGGGTACTTCTAAGATCACAGGAGTAGGAGACCCAACTGCTAATCAAGATGCAGCAACAAAGAATTACACAGATACCCAAGACGCATTAAAACTTAATCTATCAGGTGGCACTATGTCAGGTGCTATCGCAATGGGTACAAATAAAATTACAGGTGCTGGTGATCCTACCAACGCACAAGATGTAGCTACTAAGAACTACATAGACACATTATTTGGTAGCACTACTTCGGCTGCAAGTTCAGCTTCTGCTGCTGCAACCTCGGCAACTAATGCTGCTACTTCAGCGACTAACGCTGCAACCTCGGAAACCAATGCTGCGACATCAGCTACCAATGCAGCAAACTCTTATGATGATTTTGATGATAGATATTTAGGTGCTAAATCATCTGTACCAACATTAGATAATGATGGTGATGCTTTGATTATTGGAGCACTTTATTTTGATACTACCTCAAGCACTATGAAGGTTTATTCTTCAGGTGGTTGGGTAGCTGCTGGTTCATCAGTAAACGGAACAGCCGAAAGATTTGAGTATGTCGTAGGTACAAATTCAGGATCTTATACTGATAGTTCTACTACAACTTTCCCAGCTACTTATGATGTTGGTTTCGTTGATGTATATCTCAATGGTGTTAAGCTCGTCACAGGAACAGATGTAACAGTTACTTCAGGAACTAATGTAGTCCTAACTTCTCCAGCAGCGACAGGAGACAATATTTGTATTATAGGCTATGGTGCATTTGAATTAGCAAACTTCTCAGTAAGTCAAGCAAACGATGTAGATTTAACAGGTAATGCTAATAACGCTATCCTAGCTTATGACAGCACAGACTCAAGATTTGAGCCTACTCTAACTCCAACACTAACCTCACTAACAACTACAGGATCAATTACTTCCTCAAGTACCATTACTGGTAAAGATTTAACACTTAGCGATAGTACACCAACAATCACGCTTACTGATACAGATAATAATTATGATGCAACAATAGCAGGTCTTAGTGGTTCACTTGTATTAACTGCTGATTCAGGTGGTGAGTTTGGTACAGAAAGCATACAATTTCATACAGGGGGCAGTCAAAAAGCACAGTTTGATTCTTCAGGAAGTCTACTATTAGGGCGTACATCAGCAACATCTGCAAAACTTCATCTTGAAGACACTACAAGCGTTCACATGGATATGAACTCAACAGGCGACAATAGAGGAAAGATAGGAAGCAAGGTAAACGACCTGTATATAGGTCACTCGTCAAGTGCTGCTAATATATACTTTAAAAATAATGTTAGTAGTGACGGACACCCAGCAGATAGTGGTGATACTAAAATGGTTATTGGAGATTCTGGTGTTGGAATTAATGGGACACCTGGCACAGACGAGAGATTACTCGTTAATAATGGGGGTATAAAGGTAATACCTTCAGGACAAATTCAAGACCCCCCATCAGACCTAGAGAATTTCTATCAAGGTATAGGGTTTAGAAATAGTGGCTCTTCTCATGCGTTTAGTATGGGGTATGGCCAAGGTGGAGTTCTCACATTTAATTACTATGATAATGCAAGTACCTTTTCAAGAATTGCAACTTTAAGTTCGCAAGGTCAACTAGAACTACAAGGAGATCTTAAGGTTCAGTCTGGCTATGGTATTAGTTTTGCTCCAACAGGACAAAATTCAGGTATGTCGTCAGAAGTTCTTGACGATTATGAAGAAGGTACTTTTACTCCAACTATTACCCCTAATTCTGGTAGTTACTCAATTAATTCTGCCTACAACAAACTAGGGTACACAAAAATTGGTAGAGTCGTAACTGTAACAGGGCAGATTGTACTTTCTGGTTCTAGTAGTCCAACTGGGTCAGTAACGATAGCTAATTTACCATTTGAAATGGCGAATGATACAGTAAGATCATCGCAAACAAGACCAAGTATTCATCTGTACGCTAGTGGTGGTGGTGCTCCTAGTGCTTCTTACTATCCAGCCTTTATTGCTTTTAATGAAGGTACATATAGTGGAACGCTTCTCATAACATACAACGCTACTTACGAAAGTGCACCAGCAGATTGGTTATCTGGTGGCTCAGATTTATTTATAAACTTTTCATATCATACAAACGCATGATTTTGAATTTATACCTAGTGGATTCTAGGTACAGCTTGGAAAGCCAAATTCAAGCTACTGTATCTTAACCTTAGTGGATTCTAGGGTCGGATAATATATACAAAAAAGGAGAAATAAAATGGCATTAAATAAAATTA